CAAAAATAATGAATAAGAAATTAAGAAACTTTTTTCCAGGATTAGCAAGTCCTAAAAACTCAAGAAGAGCTTGTTTATGTAAAGACAAAGATACTTATTCAAGAAAATGCTGTGATGGCTCTTTATGGGCTCAAGGTATTGGAGTTATATCAAGAACAATTTGAAAATGCAAAAAATAAATTAAACCACGTTATATAAATAATTATGAAATCAACTGAAATGCTAAACCAAATCAAGACACTTCTTAATATAGAAGTTAAACTTGAGGAACAAAAACTTGAAAATGGTACTCGTGTAGAAAGCGAATCATTTGAAAAGGGAAAAGAAATCTTTATTTTAACAGATGATGAAAAAGTTGCTATGCCTGTAGGAGAATACCTACTTGAAGATGGTAGACTTGTAGTAGTTAAAGAAGAAGGTATTATTGATGATGTTAGAGAAGTATCTGATGAAGTACCACAAAAAGAAGAAGAATCTAAAGATGAAACTGAGGATTTAGAATACAAAGATGAAGAAATGGAAGATGATGGAAAAGAAGCTGATGTTGAAGATTGGGCAGGAATGGAAAAAAGAATTAAAAATCTTGAAGATGCTATTGCTGACCTTAAATCTAAAGTAGGAGAAAAAAATATGGAAGAAGATGAAGTTGAAATGAACGAAGAAGAAGTTTCAAGACAACCTAAATCAAGAACAGTTAAAGAAGAATTTAACGAAGAATTAAAAGAGGAGTTATCAAAACCTGCTGCTCAACCAATTAAGCATAATCCTGAATCAGGTAATGCTAAAAAAGAAAATTTTAGAATTAGTCCTAAAAGACGACCTTCTACAATGGATATAATCTTAAATCAATTAAATAAATAAAAATTAAATAATTATGCCACAACCAACTATCACGACTACTTATGCAGGAGAATTTGCAGGAAAGTACATCGCTGCTGCTCTTTTGAGTGGTAACACTTTAAGTCAAGGTGCAATTGAAATCAAACCAAATATTAAATTTAAAGAAGTTATCAAAAAGGTAGCTACTTCTGGTTTAATTGGAGATGAATCTTGTGACTTTACTAACGCAGGAAGTGTAACTCTTACAGAAAGAATTATACAACCTGAGAATTTTCAAGTTAACCTTGAATTATGTAAAACACCATTTGAATCAGACTGGGGTGCAGTATCTATGGGCTATTCAGCTTTTGATAACCTACCACCAGACTTTGCAAGTTTCTTAATTGCTCACGTTGCAAAAGAAGTTGCTGCTTCAACTGAAAACAATATCTGGCAAGGAAATCTTGGTGGAGCACAAGCAGGAGAATTTAACGGATTAGTTACTTTAGCTGCTGCTGATGGAGATGTAATTGATGTTGCTGCTGTAGGTGGTGGTGTTGATTCTGCAAACGTAATTGCTGAATTAGGAAAAGTAGTAGATGCTATCCCAAGTACATTATATGGAAAAGATGATTTATTTATCTATGTATCACAAAACGTAGCAAAAGCATACGTAAGAGCATTAGGTGGATATGCTGCATTAACTAACGTAGCAGGAACTGAAAATGTAGGTTCTGTTGGTGCTAATGGTATTGACAATAGAGGAACATTATGGTACGGAGGTAACGAAAACCTTTCTATTGATGGTGTAAAAATATTTGTTGCTAATGGTTTACCAAACAACTATATGTTTGCTGGTCAAAGGTCAAATCTTTACTTTGGTACAGGTTTAATGTCTGATTACAACCTTGTTAAGCTAATTGATATGGCTGACATTGATGGAAGTAAAAACGTAAGAGTAATAATGAGATTTACTGCAGGCGTACAATATGGAATTGGGTCTGAGATAGTACTTTATTCTTAATAAATTAAATTAACCAAAAATTAGGGTAGGTGGGTTAGTGCCTACTTACCCTTTTTTTAATAAAAAAAATATAAACTATGGCTTGTGCATTAACAACTGGAAGAAGTTTACCTTGTAAATCGGCATTCGGTGGTATTAAAAAAGTTTACTTCGGTGACTTTGGAGGTATTACAGGAGTTACTTTAGGTGCAGATGGCGAAGTTACTACAATAACAGGTACTCAACCTGATTGGTATGAGTATGATGTTAAAGGTAATTCATCACTTGAAACTACAGTAACGAGTTCGAGAGAAAACGGTACAACTTTTTACACTCAAACATTAAATTTAACATTAACGTATTTAGATGCGAAAACACAAAACGAATTGCAAATTATTGCAGTTGGTAGACCTTATGTAGTAGTTGAAGATTACTATGGTAACCAATTCTTATGTGGATTTGAAAATGGTATGGAATGTACTGGAGGAACTACCGTAACTGGAGCTGCTGCAGGGGATTTATCAGGGTTCACTTTAACAATGGAAGGATTAGAAGAAACAGCTCCCTACTTTTTAGCTGCTAATTTAATTAAAGCTTATGGTGAAAAAATAAATCCAACACCATAATAAAATTGTTTAAAAAT